ATGGTGGTGCAGGCGGTGCAGGTGGTTTACGATGCACAGTAGATAGCACAGGTGGTGGTGGCACTTTGCCATCAGCAATTACTATTTCATTGGCTACAAATTATTCAGTAACTATTGGTAGTGGCGGAGCGGGTGGTTCTAGCAACCCAGGTAGTGATGGTGGTGGTTCTTCTTTTACAACAGTTAGCACAAGTGGAGGCGGTGGTGGCGGAACTGCTAGCGGTAGTTCAACTGGTAATGGTCGCTCTGGTGGATCTGGTGGTGGTGGAAGTAGAGATAATGGAAGTGGTGCAGGATCCGGTGGCGGTAATACTGCAAATGAAGGTTATTCAGGCGGTGCTGGTATTTATGCCGCACCAGCTTATGGCGGCGGTGGCGGTGGTGGAGCAGGTGCAATAGGAGCAACTGGAACTAGCACATCTGGCGGTAATGGTGGAGTAGGAGTTGCAACCACAATTACAGGATCTAGTGTTAATTATGGCGGCGGCGGTGGCGGCGGTTCTTACAACTACACTCAAGCAGGAACTAACTCTTATGGCGGCGGTGCAGGTGGTTTTGTATTTGGAGCTGGTACTGGTGGAAATGGCACGACTTCTACTGGCGGCGGCGGTGGCGGCGGAGCTGGAAACAGTAATGGTGGTAATGGCGGTAGCGGTGTAGTTATTTTAAGATACCCAACTACTTTAGGAACTATCTCTATTGGTGCGGGATTAACTGGATCTACTGCTACAAGTGGTGGATATAAAATTACAACAATAACTGCTGGTACTGGAAATGTGAGTTGGACATAATGGCACATTACGCATTCTTAGATAAGAACAATATCGTTGCTGAGGTTATTGTAGGTATTGATGAAACTGAAACCATTGATGGATTAGATCCTGAAACTTGGTATGGTAATTTTAGGGGTCAAGTTTGCAAGCGAACTTCATATAATGGCAAAATTAGAGGTAATTACGCAGGTATAGGTTATACATATTTACCTTTAGAAGATATTTTTATTTATCCTAAATGCCACTCAGAAGCAGTCTTAAATGCTGCAGCTGCTAAATGGGATTGCACTAACGAGGATCACGATATAAAGGAGATATAACTTGCCTAATACATCTCAAAAGACAGTAACAACCACAGCTACATTATTGGTTACGGCCAATAGAGCAGATCAATTAGTTTATTTACATTCATCATCTGGCATTATCTATATTGGTAATTCAGATGTAACTACATCTACTGGATATCGCATGGATAATGGAGACAAATTGTCAATGCAGTTATCTGACAATGAAGCACTTTATGGAATTACTTCATCCGGTACTGCAACCATGATGGTAATGGCAACAGTAAATTGACTCCTTGGTTATGCAAGGCTGGCGTACAGCTAAGGGAGCAGATTGATGATTGGTTCCCGGATCGGGATCGTAAAAGTGATGGATGGGTGGGTGATAGTCGCCATTCCAACCGCTTGTCAGATCACAATCCAGACGAGTCCGGGTGTGTACGAGCCATTGATATTGATGCTGACCTGGGTTCACAAAAAGGGCTCTCGCTGTATCTTGCTGACCAACTCAGGGATCATGCGGAAACCGATAAACGCATTTCTTACATAATTCACAAAGGTAAAATAGCAAGTCCTAAAGCTGGATGGGCATGGCGAAATTATGTTGGCATAAACCAACACGACCATCACATTCACATTAGCTTTAGCAAATTGGGCGATCAAGATAGTACTTACTTCCAAATTCCACTTATAGGGGGAAAGATATGAAACTTAATAAAAAATCAAAGGCTGCGCTAAAGTCATATTTAAGAGCTGTAGCAGCATCTGGCATTACAGTTGCGCTCGCTATTGCTGGAGATATGCGCCCTGAATACTCTGTCCTTTTAGGTGCTGTTGTAGCACCCCTAATTAAATACTTAGATCCTAAAGATACTGATCTAGGTGTCAATGCTGAGTAATGTCTGCAAACGATTGGGTGGCTATTGCCGTTGGCGTATGCACCGTAACCACAACTTTATTGCTGGCTCTACGCTGGGTTATTAAATCTTATCTAGCTGAATTACGACCTAACGGTGGTTCATCAATAAAGGATCAAATCAATCGCTTGGAGAAGCGTGTCGATGATCTCTTTATTTTAATCAGTAAGTCATAATTTTAATCATGGCGAACACACGCAAGCCTTCTAAACGCAAAAAGATCAATAGGCGTATCGTTCGCCATTCTCCTGAGCCGTTGAGTAAGTTAGATCAACACTACACGGCTTTGCATGAATGTTATAAAGCAGCTCGTAAAGCAGGATTTACACCAGAACACGCCTTTTGGTTAATGACCGAGCATAAGACTTTTCCTGATTGGATCGTAGGCGATGGCGGAATCATTCCTTCCATAGATCCAACTGACGATGAGGATAACGATTAAGCGATATTTAGTTATCAGCGATCTTCAAGTACCCTACCAACATGAAACGGCCGTTAAAAATGTTATCAAGTTTGCGAAACGCGAGAGATTTGATAGCGTACTATGTGTTGGTGATGAGATTGACTTTCAAACCATTAGTCGATGGGCTGAAAAAACACCTTTGGCTTATCAACAAACTCTGGACGATGATCGTACAGCTACTCAAGAAATTCTTTGGGCTCTCACAGAGCACAGCCGAGAAGCTCATATTATCCGGTCTAATCATACTGATCGCCTTTATAATACTTTACTAAAAGTACCTGGTTTAATTAGCCTACCTGAACTGCAATACTCAAAGTTCATGGATTTTGAATCAATGGGCATTACATTCCATAAACAATTCTTTGAATTTGAAAAGGGTTGGATACTTGCGCATGGAGACGAAGCAAACATTAGTTCCAATGCTGGACAGACTGCCCTTAATCTAGCCAAGAGGGCTGGTAAGAGCGTTGTATGTGGTCACACCCATAGACTAGGTATGTCAGCCTACTCAGAGGGCTTATATGGGGCTTACAGGCCTTTATATGGCATAGAAGCAGGCAACCTTATGAACCGGGCAAAGGCTAGTTACACAAAAGGCCTTGCAAACTGGCAGATGGGCATAGTTATCCTAGATTCGGATGGCAAGAATATGACACCAACATTGATTCCAATAAACAAAGATGGTTCATTCACAGCTCTAGGCAAGTCATATGGAGTGTGAAAGCGACTATATCGAGCGCACGATTGATGATCATATCGATGCGTTTGAGGCTCTTAGCGTTATCTAATCGTTATAAGACACGCCAAAAGTAATTCTCCAAAGGTCATTGCTTTAGGTCATACTTTATGTATCTGCACAGGGCGTGTGGATAGATAAGGGCTAACAATGACACTAAAAGAAGCTGGTCTATGGTGGGTAGCAACTATGGTTGCAATCATCTGGACTTATGGCGTATTACAGAATGCAAAACAAACACACTACTGGCGCGGCCGCAAAGATGGCTGGGATATGCACCGCCGGATGATTCAGAATAAAACTGATGCCAACAACAACTGAGCAGCTGTTTACTAATGCAACCAACCTTGTCCACGAACGCGGTGTCGTCTATGGCCACGCAATCTATAACATGGAACGCATCTCAAAATCTGTTAGTGCATACATTGACTTTCCGATCATGCCTCACGACATTCCAATTATCAATGTTCTACAAAAGATCTCACGGCTGGCAGAAAGTCCTGGACACGAAGACAGTATCGTGGACATCTGTGCATACATGGCAATATACAAAATGTGTATTGAAGCAGAAAAAGACAATGAATTTCAATGGCGAGAAGGTGAGTAATGGCATTTAACTTAGATGATTATGAACCAGTAGAAGCTAGATTGGAGAAATGGCATGGGGTATATCCCGATGGAAGAATCGAAACCGAGATCCTTGAACACTCAGACACTCGATTCATTGTTGTTTGTAAATTATTCAAAACGGAAGCAGACTCAAAGCCGTGTGCGTCAGGTGTTGCATCTGAAACAATTACGGATCGCGGTGTTAATGCTACTTCTGCGTTGGAGAATTGCGAGACTTCAGCGATCGGTCGAGCGCTTGCAAATGCAGGTTTTGCAGCTAAAAACAAACGGCCGTCAAGATCAGAAATGGAAAAAGTAAATCGTGCAGAATTCAAACCTAAGTACTCTGCACCCGGATCTAAGTCAGCTGCGATGGAGATGGCGTTACATATTGTGGAGCAGAAATCTAATGCTAATGCTGAAACTGTTGCTCCAACTGTCTGGTCTGTTGGTGAAACTGTTGCTCAAATTGGTGAAGTGGTCGATGTTAGTTTTACTTGCAGCCATGGTGATATGGTAAAAAAAGAAGGCCTATCTAAAAGTAATAACAAACCATATGCAGGTTATGTATGCACAGCACCTAAGGGTGAACAATGTGCGCCTAAGTGGGCAAAACTTACAGCTGCTGGAACATGGTATTGGCCAGATGATTCCGAGCCAGGTAAAGGGGGTGAATAAATGGGTTACTTAGAAATTATTGATGGTAGTGGACTGAAAGCCACCTTTGACGATGATGGCGTTTCAGTCATACCTACCGGACAAGCCGAAAAATGCGATGCTTGTAACGATGACAGATTACTTCATGAGGGCGATCTGCTGAAATGTTACAACTGTGGTTGCATTAACAGGATTCCATAAATGCCGTTTTACGACTATAAATGTGAAGGCTGTGGTGAGATTTATACCATGCACCACGGCTTTCATCAAGTTGATCCGGTGGCGTGTTCAAAATGTGGTATTCCAATGGTTAAGCAAATAAGTGCAACACCAGCGATATTTAAGGGCGATGGATGGGCAGGTAAAAAATGATTAAATATAGATGCAATGGTTGTGATCGTAAGACTGAATTTATATGGTTAGAAGAAACTGATGCACCGGAAGGCTTTCGCGTTTATCAATGCAAAGAGTGTGGATGTGTTGGCACCAAGAATTTAGCTGAGCAATTAGATATTGATAAGACTGTTAGTAGGTGTTTAAGTTGTGGAGCATGGCAGTTTGATGGCAAACCTTGTTATACATGTATGTTGATTGATCTTAAGTAACACGCTCACGACACGCGATAACTTGAAAGGATTTGCATCAGTATGATACGCTCTAGATCGCA